ATAATATGCTGTGTTTAGTTCAACTCGTTCATTTGGTAATGTTGTTAAACTTAAATCTTCCATTACATCATAATCATATTGGTATATGAAGTCATCTTCATAATTTGGCTCTCTATCTTCCTCATCTAAATCTTCATAAGATACATAGGTATCTCTGTATTCAGAGTAACCATAGTGATCTTCACAGCAAGATTGACATACCATATAATCTTCGTAGCAAGTTCGCATATCTTCTTCGTATTCAACTTCCTCACAATCGTGGCAAATTTGGTAGGTGTACTCATCTACTCCCAATAATTTACCAATTTTTTCTATGTTTCTATATCTGTTTAAGTGATTGCAATTACATAAGTCACCCAGGAATCTATCCACAAATTCAAGATCAGCACTTACAACACCCTCTCTTATATCTTTAATGTATTCATAAGCATTACGATATTGATATGTGGTACTCGTACCCTCATATTTCCAATCTCTTAAATGTTTTAATAAGCTCGTTTCTAAACTCATTTTAACCACCTTTGTTTTAAGTCATTGTTAATTTCATTCATTTCAGATTGTGATAACTCATCTTTAGTGTTATCAAATTCTTCATCTAAAATTGTGAATGAAGGTAATTTCATTATGTAATTAATGTATCTTTTTTTATTAACACTTGACATTATTTCCATATTTTTAATTACTTCTTTTAATGTAAACATAAACAACCTCATTATTTATTGTTAAATTATCCTAACATTTTATTATGTCAGAATTATGGCAATGATTTCCAGGATTTCCTACCATATGCTCAAGCTATATTCTTCAACCATATTTTCGACCACTTCTTGCAATTCATCTTCATTATTAAATGCAATCAGTAAATCGCTATGATAATTATTAAAGTCTGTAATGACATCAGCTACTATTTCACTTTGTAAATCTGATTGATAGTTCCCAGGAATTAGTGATGCTATGATATCTTCTGCCTTGCATTGTGCATTTTCTATGTCCTGTTCCCATAGTTTTTTCATTTGTCCCATAATTTACCTCACTTTCTATTATTATGGATTAAGAATACAACCATTACAACCAATGCAATCATTGTATAAGTAAATGTTATATAATCTATTAGCATATTAAATCCCTTTAATTATTAGGTTATCAATATCAAATTCAACTTCCACTCTCTCACAGTTTGGAAATGAATAACCTATTTTCCTATTACAAATGTCTATAATAGGTCTTGTAATAGCACCATTAATTTTGTGTGTGCCATTGTCTGTAAATTCGATCATAACATAATTCTTATCATAAGAAATATTGTACCTTTTATTTAAGTCAAAATTATGATCTAATAATCTTTTACCCTCAATCCACAATCTTTTATTTCCTTTATGATTGCCTAGTTTATATTGGAATTTACTCATTTTATTTACCTACTTTCCACCCTAACCCCTTTTCAATATGATCTCTAAATTTAATCATATCAAATCTAGGATTTGAATCTTGTGCTATCTCACAATATTTTACTATCTCACTTCTACAAAGTGAATCAGTTTTTAATAGTTCTATAAATTCATTTGCTTTTTTAATAAAATGTTTTCTAGTTAGCATTTTAATCCTTTCATTTTTTTAGTTAATTCCTTTTCATATTGTTTTAAATATTGTTCATTTTTATTTAATATTATTTTTATTTTTTCTTTTTTAGTTCTTAAACTTGGATCAATTAGTGTGTTTAATAAACTTTGTAATTTTTTCATAGTTATATTCCTAACATTTAATTATGGCACAATTAAGACTTATTTCTTAATTTATGCATATCTGCATTTTCTACTTTTACCCCCTAGCATACTAAACCCCTTGTAAATGCTTGAGATTGGATAGTGTATTCTAGTATCTAAATCTTTAAAACTTTTTTCTTTAACTTCTACCTTGTGCCATATTTTAGCGTTCAAAGTATAGGCTACTTTTTTTCTTGGCTTTGTAGTATATTTCATTTTTAACCTCTAACTATGTTAATTTTAAAATTGGGATTTATTTTAATATATTCTAAAGCTGTAAAAAACCAATTAGAAAATAAATTAAATTCAAGTATATGTTGTATTTCAGTTTTATTTTCATAAAATATAATTTGTAATTTCATAATTTAAACCCTACTTAAAACAAGTGATTAACTTGGTTTTCAAGAGATTAGATAACTAACTTAAATAATCTCTTATTATCAATATAGAAAATGATTAAGGTACAAATAAGGCAAGATGTGTTGTATTTTTGCAACAATGTGGATAACTTTAAATCATTGAATTTTTAAGGGAATACCTATGTTCTTGGTTTGTTCTCATTTAAAAAAAGTTTGAAGTATAGCATACAAATGTGGCACAAATAAGGCGGGTCCTGGACCCAACTCGCCCAGGATGTTCCTGTTTTGTTCTTTTAAAAAAAAATCAATGACCAAGCATTCCCCAGAAAAAAAAGATATAGCACCCCCACCCCAAAAAATCCCGAAGGGCCCTCTATATATAATACACCTCAAAAAATTTTAGCAAATTTGGAGGTTTTAATGAAAGTTGCGCGGGAGAGGTTACATGTGCCCCCTGGATTCAGCTTTCCAGCTTTCCAGCTTTCTAGAGGAAAGGGGGCAACAGGAACAATGTGCAGGTTATGTGTAAATAATGTGCGGGAAAATTGCGGGGAGACGCGCTGAGAGAGAGAATAGCGCTTGTTTAAGTCTCCCCGACTTACAGGAGACGTGCAGTTTAAAACTGCACACTAATATATTACAACATTTACCCTTGCAATTCAAGTGTTAATGTTGTATACTATGTATATGACGAAGGCAACGAGAATGAAACAACCCGATTCAGCGGTAAAACTGACTCCTAAACAGGAGGCATTCTGCAATGAGTTCATAAAAGATCTCAATATAACGCAGGCTGCGATGCGGGCGGGCTATTCTCCTAAACATGCGAGGAATAATGCTTACACTCTTACACAAGATCCTGCTATTGTTCAGCGTATCGCTGAGCTTAAGTCAGAACAAACAAAGCGTACTAAAATTGAAGCGGATGATATACTTCGCCGCCTAGTACGTATCGCTGAAAAGACTGAGCAGGAAGGCGATTACAACGCGGCTATCCGCTCCTTAGAACTATTGGGCAAGCATCAGGCGATGTGGACCGACAAGAACATTACGGAGATGGAAGTACGTAACGCTTTTGCTACAGGAAATTCAGATGCTGATATCGCGAGAGATATCGAACGACTTAAACGAATAGCGACACCTAAAATAAATAAGGAAGCACTTAACTAAGGAGCAGCAAAATGGCAGAAGATTATAGAGGTCACGTCGGAATGATAAAAAAGAAAAAAGACGAAACGGCCAAGAAAAAAGAAGGTGGGGGGATTCATCAGGGTAAACCACTCAAAGGCAAATCTAAGGATAAAATAGTTAAAGAAAAAAGTTTTGTAACTAAACAGAAAATAAAAGAAAAAGAGAAAGCATCTACTATTAAAGAAAAGAAAGATTTAGACGCAACTCAAAAAAGAGAATCGACACATCCTATTCATAAGAAAAAAGGAAAAGATGTAGAGATTAAGCAAAAACCTAAAGTTAAAATTAAACCTAAGTCTAAAGATAAAATTGCTAAAGAAAAAAGCAAAGCAGCTTTAGAGAAGGAAAAGAAAGGTATAAGAGTTTCCACACCTGAGAAACATCCAGCTCACAGACCTCAACCTAAACAGAAACCAAAAGGCGCGCAAGCGGCGGAAGTGGATAGAGGTGGAAAATCTCCAGGCCCTAAGGAAAGAAAAAAACTTCCAAAGATTTCTGGAAAAGCTAGAGAAGACGCTAAGCAGGCTAAGATCAGAGAAGATGCAAGAAAGCCTAAAAAAGCGGAACCTAAAAAGCAAGCTGAGACTGGAACGCGAAAAACAACCTACGAAGATAGAGTTAAGGCGTTAGTGGCTAAGAAAGCTGAATTAACTAAAAAAGAAACAGCGGACGGTCGCAGTGAATACCAGGTTCAAATGAATAAATTGAAAAAGGAAAACAAGAAGGCTTGGAAGAAAATGTTCAAAGGCGGAAAGCTTAAGGGTTAGTGTCTAATCAGCGCAAGGAAATGGATGTAAACGAAGCGCGTGACTACGTGCAGAGTAAGACGGCTGATGCGGCCAAGAAGGCGGCGTTGGCGGGAACATTATTTCTAGCTGAAAAAATACCAGGATCGGAAAAAGTTAAAGACTTATTTGCTCCTACACTAACTAAGATAAAGGAAAAGATTCCTAAGGGATTGAATATTAATATTAATCCGCAAGAAGGGAAAGCTTTTATTGGATTAACAATACCGCTCGGCGGTAAAAAAAGATATTAAGGAGGAGACATGGCAAAGAAACAAACTCCATTGGAAAAAATAAAAAAACTAATGGAAAAGTTAAGTGCGATTCATGAGAAGGAGGAAGACATCTTTGAAAAGATAAATGATATTCTTGAAGAAGATGAAGACGACTTTGATTGGGACGACGATAAATAAGGAGGACATATGACAATTAAGACTGTAAAATCACATCCAGTAGCAGGACCTTATAATAATACTCGTTACACGGCAAAAGTAAAACAAGGAAAAAATAATACTTTCACTTGGACTGAAACTGCTGAAGAGTATGATTATAATGATGGGGTTCATGTGTGGGATATTTATAATCTCCCTAACGGTGTAAAACCAGATATTGGCAATAAGACTAAGATAAGTAAATAACTCAACTAACACAGGAGATAGTATGAGCACTCGCGTATTAACGCCAACACTTGAGGAATATGATTTAAATAATCCTCCTGCTAACTTATATGAAGAGTTAGCATTATGGGGTGGCAAGGCGTATGTCATTAACAAGTGAAGATAGGGATGCGGCTACTAGATTAGCAATTCATCAGGCACGTGATGATTTGTTGGCATTTATTATGCTAATGAACCCATCTTTTAATGTCGGTCCGCATCATCGTTTATTATGTGATGAATTAATGCTTTTGGAAAAAGGCGATATAGATCGGTTAATGATCTTCATATCTCCTCGTTCAAGTAAATCTCTTATAGCATCTACATATTTTCCAGCATGGGCACTTGGGCGCAATCCATATTGGCAGGAAATTGCTGTATCTCACAGTGATGACTTGGCAACAAGGTTTGGTCGTGCCATCCGGGATATTATTAATACAAGTGCTTATCAAACAATTTTTCCTCGTATCAATATACGCCGTGATAATAGATCGGCAAACTCATGGGCATTGGAACATAAGAAGAAACAGGCGGGATCTTTCCTAGCGGCAGGTTCTGGTTCTGGTATTGCTGGCTTTGGTGCGCATTTAGCTATTATTGATGATCCAATATCCGAGCAAGATGCTTTTTCAAAAGCAAGAAGAGATACATTAAATGAATGGTATTCATCAGGATTGCGTACAAGACTGATGCCAGGGGGCAAAGTAGTTCTTGTTATGACAAGATGGCATGAAAATGACTTGGCAGGTTATTTATTAAATCAAGAATCCAGTGATACAAAGTCAGATAAGTGGGAAGTAGTGCAAATTCCTGCGTTAAATACTCCAGAAGCTGCAGAGGGATTGAATGATTGTAGGAAAAAATTAATAAAACAAGGATATTTAACTACAAAATACCCTAAATTAAAAGAAGGTGAATCATTTTGGCCAGCGGCTGATAGGGAAAAAGGATTTTGTTGGACGACTGAAGAGATACTTCGTACAAAAAGTAACACTCCTAGCTTTAAATTTGATGCATTGTATGGACAAGCGCCGACTTCAGAGAAAGGAAACATAATTAAGACGGAATGGTGGCAGGATTGGGAGAAAGAACAGGCTCCTGAGTGTACATACATCATACAATCGTGGGATACTGCGTTTTCTACCAAAACATCGGCCGATTATTCTGCAATAACTACATGGGGAGTCTTTGGTGACGGCTTAGGTCCGCCTAATCTATGTTTATTAGGGGCTACACGTGGCAGATGGGACTATCCTACCCTGCGGCAGAAGGCAATTGACAAATTTGAGGAACATAAACCTGATTCCATACTGATTGAGAAGAAAGCTTCTGGTCAATCCTTGATTCAGGACTTAAGAATGGCGGGATTGCCTATATTTGAGTTTCAACCTGATAGGGATAAGGTATCAAGGGCTTATGCCATAACATCTTTATTTCATAATGGGCGTATATATGCCCCTCAAGCAAAAATGTGGACAAAAGAAGTAATGGAAGAGGCAAGAACTTTTCCTACAGGCAATCATGATGACTACATGGATACCATATCACAAGCATTATTATGGATGCGTAATGGAGGTTATATTGATCATAGTGAAAATACGTGGCTTGACAAGGCGGAGCAAAGAGTGTATAATAG